TCACTCATTTCGCGCCCTCCTTGAGTTGGTTTAGTTCGGCGCGGAGATCGCTTGCCTCGTCGCAAAATCCATCTCGATAGGATTGATCCAAATAGTTAATCGCCCTCTCCGCAATGTCGCGTAGCTTGGCGTTTTGCTCCCTCGCCTCGTCGCGCTCGCGCTCAGTTTTCACGCCTTTCTCGATAATGGAATTCCTCGTGGCTTTTTCGGCTGCGAGTAATGCGGCCGCCTCGTCGCGCTCGCGCAAAATGCGCTCGTAGTGGTTTACTGTCATTGTAGCAATGTTTTGCGATTCTGAAATTATACTCATAAAAAAATGCGCGTATCACGCCGCGCCCCGGTTGCTGCGGTTTCAGGTTGCATGCGGGAATAAAAGCTGTTGAATGTAAATAGATCGCTCAGATATCGGCTTGCCAAACATTACCCTGCTCACGGCATTACTCACCCAATCGGCTCGAACAAAAATCGACTCGCTGTAGTAAGTATGGTTCCGCTGCCGATCAATTTTGCAGGTCATCTCCCAATCCTGTCTATTTCTCTCAGCTGCCATACGCAGTTGATGGAAAGGAACCAAAAATGGAATCTTGTAATCTGTTGGATCAAACCGATAAAGGATTAAATCTGTTTTTTTTCTGTAATCTATAGTCCAACCGACCTCGCCATTCGGGCATCTATTACATGGGCAGACCGACCATGTTTCAATGGCAAGTTCTGGAATGACTTCTCCAGATCGCGTCCTTGCTTTCCAGTATTTAGAGCATCCCTGTGTTCTAGTTTTGAGATCAATGTAAACCTCCCGACCACCTTTTATGGTTGCGATGTAATCAATCCCCGCACGGTCTTCTTCATTTTTTGCTGCCCGTACACTGACGCAGCCATCAAGCTTAATTTTGATTGTGTCAATATCGATTTCCTGCGCCTCATTTGTCTTGGTGGCGTTAAGATATGTATCAAAGCAATGTATCATTTTATTGGCCCTCCCCCCATGCTGTCCAACCGTCCCGATTGTGACGGCTGAACATTTCCAGAAACGGACCAGGCGAGCAGGATTCCACAAGGTCGTAAAACTCGACCGGCTTGGAGCTATGGCCATTAGGCCCGCGCGGGGCTGTGAATAGCGTGCCGACATCCTTGCGCTTGAGCGGTTGGCTCCCTTTCACTGCAAAAAGAATTTGCTCAGTCTGCCCGCGGAAATAGTTGCCCATTCCGAAGCTCGGCTTTGCCCAAGTGATTGCCGTAATATACCGGAATCCCCACGCTTGAATCAGGTCAAAGCCCTTCGGCAAGCTACGGTTTGTGATCCACATGTAAAGGTGGCAATCATCATCCGCCAGCGTGCCGACAGGCAGCGCCATCAGTTGCTCCTTGCTCATGGTGGCGTAGTCCGGCCTTGCGCGTCCCATCTGGTCTTGATCGCCTTCGTCGCCCCAATCCCACGGCGGGTCAATGACGATGGTGGCAAACTTTGCCTCGGCTTTGATTATGTCCTCAGGGGCTTGCGCTTCCGATACTTTGGCACGGTTTTCTTCACGGCGAGCTTCGCGCTTTTCTTCCTTCTCAATGCGCCTTATTTGTTGGTATGCGGATGAAATACTAACATCCCCCTGCTTGGCTTTCTCCCATAGCTCTGGAGCCTTCTTAATGATCTGCTCCGCCATTCCAACTTGGCCGGTCGATACCCCTGCGGCTTTGGCAATTTCGACGCGGGTGTTGATTTCTGGTAAATCAACTTTGTCATTTTGTGACAAGGTTGATTTTGACGCATTAGTGTTTCCAACTTTTTTTTGCGCCATTGCTGCCTTCCCTATCTCCAAAAAGTCCTTCTTATTTCCAAGTTCCAAATCCAAACGCCAAGCAGTGCTGAGATTTCGGCGTCCCGCTTGATTGTGTCGTATCCAAATCCGTGCATGGGCGCGGCTTTCAAATTGGATTTCAACCGTTTGAAACGGCAGGCCGTGCCGAGTGCAAATCTCGTGGCGGTTGTGGCCGTCAATTAAGATGCCGTCCCATAGCACCAGCGGATCTCGGCATCCATCCCGCAGGATATTTTCTTCCAACTGCCGCAACTCATCCGCCGCTAGCGGCGGAATGAGTGCTTTAAATTCAGAATCGATAATAATTTCCATTGGATTAAAAAGGTATGGAATCTGAATCGTCATCTACGAATTTGCGGATCGTGTCATCTACGAATTTGCGGATCGTGCCGGCCTTGGCTGGCTTCGCCGTATCCTTCGCTTCAATCCAACGCTCAATGGTGTTGAATCGCATGCTCGGATTTGTGCTGCCGGGTTCCTCGCCCAAGACAACCCATGCGGACATCCCGACGAAGTCCTCGGCCTCGATGCTAACATCTTCGCCTGGGACAACTGCCTGCCCGAGTGCTTGGCGCACTTGGTCAATTTTCCACGCCGCCTTTGCGGTGAAGGTCAGGTGTTCTGCGATCTCCGGCCCGTCTGTTCCGTCTGCTAGTTTGACGCGGCAGGTCAGCTTAATCATAGGATTTCCAGCTTGGCTTGTCTTCTCGATCCCTTTGGTGATTTCGACTTGGTATTTGCCCGGCTCAACGAAGTATGTCTCGCGCGGTTCTGATTGTGTGTAGGTTGGCATTTTTATTTTGTGTTGATGTTGGTTTTGTGTGTTTTGGGGGTGATTGCTTGGCCTTTGCTTAGCCTTTACTTGGCCTTTACTTGTCGGAGTGTGGTAATCGGAGCGCCTGCTTTTATTGCCGATTCGTCAACCTCCACGCCACCGGCCGCGCAAAACTCGCGGAATTTTGCTCCGGTCATCTTGCCACCGAGAGCGAGGATGAGGGTTTCTTTCGAGACTCCTTCGGACGCCTTGGCGATGGCGTCGGCTTCGACGTATTCGCGGCCTGCGCTTGTCGAGACCTTCCAGCCGGGGATTTCGTCTCCGGCGTTTAGGCGTTCTTTGAGCGCGTCCATGAGCGGTTCAGCGATCTCCTTTTCAAAGAATTTGAACCGCTTCGCAAAGTCCGAGAGCTTCAGCGGGTCGGCAAGTATGCGGTCGCGAATGATCGTGAGCGTGTCCTTGTTTGTTGCGTGCACGTCTGCCAGCGCCGCTTTGCTTTGCAATACAAGCGCGGAGCACTTGTCTTTATTGGCGCACCAGTTGCAGTATTCGCAAGGCGTCGGGCGAGCGAGCGTTGAAGTTGCTGCTGAGATCCACCGCTGTGTTGTGGCCTCGGCCTCTTCGCGGGTGAAGTCGTAGGACCGCACAAGCTGCTGATCGACATAGACCACATGGCCCGTCCACGACTCGGCGAAGTTGTCCTCCATGCAAGCCAGCGCATAGGCCGCGAGCTGCTCGCGATAGTTGCGTACTTGGCCGGTCTTAATGTCCGCAACCCACCGCGCCCGCTTGCAGATCGCATCCGCCGTGCCGAGTTTGGAAAGACCTGGCACCGCCATCGCAAGATATTCCTCGCGTGTCTCGACGCGCTCTCCGCCGCTTAATTGGCGCAAGGTCTTAATCCCCCACCGTGCGGATGCTTGATCTTCCACAGCGAGTTGTTCGGTCGGTTCGATGTCGCCATTCATCGCCATGCGGATCGCATAGTCGATTGCCGTCCCGCGCTCGGCAGCCGCCGACGCACCATGTGCGCCGACGAAAACTGCGCACTCTGCAAGCTTGGGAGCCATGCTGGGTGTGAGTTCTTTCACGCCTCCCCCTTCGCTTCAAGCGCCTTGGCAATCAATGCCTCCGGCCTTGCGACAATGTTTGCGCGGAGTTTCTCCGAGACATCCCGCCAAGTTTGCCCTGGCTGGATGGATTTGTTGGAGACAAGGAAGGCGTTGACCGCTTCCTCGTTAGCTTCAAGCATTTCGAATGCGCGCACATGCTCCGCTCCGACCACGACCACCGCCGGTTCGGTTTTTGCTTTCGGCTTTGCCGCAGCAAATAAATGCGCGACCGAATCCCACTCCATCGGGAGTTCTTCGCCTAGGCCGCTGCGGGTCTTTGCGTCGTAGGCCGCAGAGTGCGTTGTTAGGATGATGCGTTGCTTGCCGCCGGTTCCCTTGGCCTTGCCGTTTTCGCTTTCGACTACCTTTGTTTTAAACCGGAAAAACCAAAGCTCGTCTGCCCATTCCTTAACGAGCGGTGAGCTTTGTTTGCTCATCTTCAGTTCGTAGCGGTCGTAAGCCGTCATTAAGTCCGGCGGCTCAACCCGCTGAACCTTGCTGTGAGCGAGCAAGACAACGTGCTTGCCAATCGCAATGAGCGAATCCAGAGCGGTCAGGAGTCGGCTCATACGCTCCGCAACTTGCACCCAGCCTTTGCCGTAGCCGAAGTCCTCAATGCTGCTTTTCTTTGTGCTTGCCAGTAGGTCTTCCACGCATAGGCGCTCTGCCCAATCTGCCGAGTCAATGATTACCGTCTGGTAGTCGCTGGTTGCGACCTCCTTCAGCGCGCCGTTGAGTTCTGCCCAGCTGTTAATCTCGCATCTGTCGGTGTCCAGGTGTGCTGTGCCGCCTTCTATATCGAGAAACAATGGATTCGGAAATTGCGCGGCGAATGTTGTCTTGCCGACCGATTCCACTCCGTAAATGACAACCCGTTGTGGCCGTGTTTGTTTGCCTTTTGTTATTTTCATAATTTCCAAACGCGGTATTCAAAAGTTCCTTGATTTTGTGATTGTCTTATTGTTATTTTGTGCCCAAATTTTTTTGCGGCGTATCGTACTTTTGCTTCGCATCTGCAAAGGAAGCTGTCTCCTGGCTCCATTTCATTAAATGGATACTCACATTCTGTTTTTAATTTTTCAGGTATTGGAATGTTTTTTTGTATTTTGTAAGTTTTCATTTTTTCCAGATTTCTACCGATTGTTGATCCTCTCCGACAAATACGATGTCCGCATTTGCACGATTCATGTCTGCAAGGATGTTGTCTAGCATCCACTGTTCCCCCGGCAGCTTGTATGCCGTGGTGAGTGGACGGTATCCGTCCGATTTTGCCTGCTGTTTTGTTGTTAGGTTCATGTCTTTGGTTTCTATTTTTTGTTAGCAGCGTAAACGGCCACTGCCAGCGCCGCCCAAGTATGGGATTTGATGCCGTAGGTTGGCCCCGGCTTGGCCTTTGTTCCCTGCGGCCCGATGAGATCGAGTAAGGCTTGGCGAATGTTCGCGTCCTTTGCTCGCATGGTTCCGCAAAGAAAAAGTTTG